GCTAATGATGATAGAACTTAATAAGCGTAGCAAGGAAGATAGCTCTTTACAAGAGACTAAAGGTGAGGTAATAAACTTCAACGCTTATACAAAAACAAAAGGTGAAGCATGACTAATTTTGATCCAGTTGAACGCCCTGCCCACTACAATATGGGTGGCGTAGAATGTATTGATTACATCAAGCAAGTAGTAGGCTTGGATGGTTTCATTGCTTACTGTCACGGCAACATGATTAAGTATCAGCATCGTTACCGTTACAAGCAGAAGCCTGCAGAAGATATGCTCAAAGCTGCATGGTACTTAGGTAAAATGAATGAAGCTCTAGCGGAGAAGCACCGATGAAGGTAAGGTCTTTTAGCGTCACGTTCTTAATCAACATTGATGAGAATAATAATATACTAGGATCATATGAAGATGCACACACTGATGACGTTAGTGATCTTGTAGTGGATACATTCTATGATATAGACGATGTTACCGTACAGAATATCTTAGTAAAGGAAAGAGATAAATGATTACTAAAGAAGACATAGATTCTCTTAGGTACAAGACAGACATAGAAGAATACAATGATAGGTATAAAGAAGATGGTTCACTATTAAATGATCTAGCAGCATACAGCCAATGGGCAGAAGGTTTAGTACTAACTAAAGGAGACACTAGGTTATTAGAGAACATACTAGGCCTAGTGGGTGAGGCAGGTGAAGTAGCTGAGAAATTAAAAAAGAGTTTAAGGGATGGTAACAAGTTAGATATTGCTGGACTAAAGTTAGAGTTGGGTGATGTCTTGTATTACATAGCAGTAACTGCTAATCATATAGGAAGTGACTTACAAGAGATAGCTGAAATCAATATGGAAAAACTAAACAGCCGCAAAGAACGTGGTGTATTACAGGGATCAGGTGACAACCGATGAATAACTATCTACCAACAGACTACCAATCATTCATACACAAGTCACGCTATGCACGTTGGCTGGACAAAGAGGGAAGGCGTGAGACTTGGGGCGAGACAGTATCAAGATACATGGAGCATATCGTATTACCTAACGCAGGTAGTAGCTCATACATCAGAGAGATTGAGCAAGCTATCCTATCATTGGATGTCATGCCAAGCATGAGAGCCTTGATGACAGCTGGACCAGCTATGGCACGAGACAATACAGCTGGGTACAACTGTTCATACCTACCAGTAGATGACATGAAAGCTTTTGATGAGGCTATGTTTATCTTGCTGTGTGGTACAGGTGTAGGGTTCTCCGTAGAGCGACAGGCAGTTACTAAACTACCTGATATTCCTGAGTTGTCTGATAGTGACACAACTATCGTGGTCAAGGACAGCAAGGAAGGCTGGGCTAAATCTCTACGTGCAGTGATCTCACTACTGTATGCTGGTGAGATACCTAAGTGGGATGTGTCTCTTGTTCGCCCTGCAGGTGCCAAGCTTAAGACATTCGGCGGTAGAGCATCAGGCTCAGCACCTTTGGTTGACCTGTTTAACTTTGTCATCAAGACATTCAAGGACGCACAGAACCGCAAGCTCTCATCTCTTGAGTGTCACGACATCATGTGTAAGATTGGTGAGGTAGTAGTTGTCGGTGGTGTACGCCGTAGTGCTATGATTTCATTGAGTAATCTCTCAGATGATCGTATGCGTCACGCTAAGTCAGGTGCATGGTGGGAGAATAACAAGCAACGTGCCTTAGCTAACAACTCTGTATCGTATACTGAGAAGCCTGATAGCTTATCATTCATGCGTGAGTGGATGGCATTGGTTGAGTCAGGCTCAGGTGAGCGTGGTATCTTCAACCGTCAGGCATCTAAGGTACAGGCAGCTAAGAATGGACGCCGTGATGCAACGTATGAGTTCGGAACTAATCCATGTTCGGAGATAATTTTAAGGCCGATGCAGTTTTGTAATTTAACAGAGGTAGTTGTACGTGCAACGGACAGCATTGGTGACCTAGAGAAGAAGGTTCGTATGGCTACCATCCTTGGTACTATCCAATCATCGTTCACTAAGTTCCCCTACCTACGTAAGATATGGCAGAAGAACACAGAGGAGGAACGCTTACTAGGGGTATCTATGACAGGCATCATGGATAATAGTAAGATGACAACAAAGAATGCTGGCTTGGAGAAAACACTTGAGCACCTTAAATCTATCGCCGTTATTACTAACGCTGAGTGGGCTGAACGCCTTGGCATCCCTGTCGCTACTGCTATCAGCTGTGTTAAACCTTCGGGCACAGTATCACAACTGGTTAATTCAAGTAGCGGGATACATGCTCGTCACTCACCCTATTATATTCGTACTGTTCGTGGTGATAACAAAGACCCATTGACACAATTTATGAAGGACCAGAAGATACCTAACGAGCCTGATGTAATGAAGCCTGACCAGACTACCGTGTTCAGCTTCCCTATGAAAGCTCCAGACGGTGCAATAGTTACTGCTGATATGACTGCCATTGAACAGCTAGGGATGTGGCTAGCCTATCAACGCTCGTGGTGTGAGCACAAGCCATCTGTAACTATAAATGTTAAAAACAATGAGTGGCTAGAAGTAGGTGCCTTTGTTTATAAACACTTCGATGAGATGTCTGGTGTATCTTTCTTGCCCTTTGATGAGCACACCTACCAGCAAGCTCCTTACCAAGATTGTAGTAAGACAGACTACAAAACCCTTCTGTCTTGTATGCCAGATAAAATTAATTGGGAAGAATTATCTGACTATGAGAAGGAAGACAACACTGCAGGTAGCCAAACACTCGCATGTTCTGGTGACTCCTGTGAAATCGTAGACCTAGTATAAAGGAAATAACATATGACTTTTCTATCAGCCGCAATCATAGTACCCGTAGTAGTATTCTTCTTAGGCACAGCCCTAACGGAGGTAAATGCTGCAATCACAGACCTCATTGAACCTGAGGTTACCCAAGTAGTAGAGTAACCTTACCACCTAAGCATGTGACTAAACTGCTTACTTAAGGAATTAGTATGAAACAATTAGACTTATTTGATAGCTTAGCTAAGGATGATAAAGCTAAGAAAGAAAAGAAAGCAGCTTACAATAAGGCTTACTACGAAGCTAACAAAGAGAAGAAAGCAGCTTACTACGAAGCTAACAAAGAGAATCTAGCAGCTTACAATAAGGCTTACTACGAAGCTAACAAAGAGAAGAAAGCAGCTTATAGAGAAGCTAACAAAGAGAATCTAGCAGCTTATGGTAAAGCTTACAGAGTAGCTAACAAAGAGAAGAGAGTAGCTCAGAAAAAAGTTTACTACCAAGCTAACAAAGAGAAGCTAGCAGCTTATGATAAAGCTTATAGAGAAGCTAACAAAGAGAAGCTAGCAGCTTACTACGAAGCTAACAAAGCAGATAGAGTTGCCCAGCAAAAAGTTTACTACCAAGCTAACAAAAATATGTCTCGTGCAAGGGTGGCTAAGCGCAGGGCATTAAAGCTTAAACAGGTGCCCATACACCTGCGTGACTGTCCTCAGGAGAAGCAACGTTTAATGCAGACATACATACTAAGTAGTATGCTAAGCAAAGCAACAGGAGTACAACACCATGTAGATCATATGTGGCCCCTGTCAGACGGTGGACCTCACTGGTCAGGTAACCTACAAGTTATAACTGCATATGAGAATAATAGTAAACATGCCTCTGTATGTGAGGCTACTAAGAGTACTATAATAAAAAGCCTAGAGAGCTTTCAATCGGAGAGAACTATCTAATGAAACTAGAACAAGAAGCACAAGAGCACATCCAATCTAAACGTAAAGAGTTCCTAAATGAATTAGCTGATCGTATGGAAGAAGTAGAAGTGTTTATAAGTGACAACCTATGGCCCTGTGATGAGAGATCCAAAGCCCTAGATAGGTACACAGAGACATTCCTGTGGGCTAGATACTGTGCTGAGATGCATGGGCTTAAGTAAAACTAAAAGGGGCAGCACTAAGCTGCCCTTTCTTTTGTCTAACCTAATCTAAAGCTCTTTTTGCTGTACTACTTGAGTAGTCATCAGACAACTCTAGGTAGTCAATCAGGAAGTTTAATTGATTTTCATCTAAGTCTGTTATCTCTTTGTCTATATTCAATTTCCTTAGAGCTTCTTCGACATCATCTTTAGAAACACCGCTACCTTTCTTGCTTAGCTTATAAAGATTTAATGTCCTTGAATCCTCAGGAGCAATACTATTTTCAAGGATGTCCACAGTCTCTTTGTTGGAGCGACTAAGGGTAAGTCGTAACATTTCTGTGCGAGACTTTGTATTTCCATTCTTCCACTCAGGACTTTTGATAACCCTATCAGCATTAAACTCTAAGGTAGATACTATGTACTTATTAATATCGTTCTGTACCTCTGGTATGAAAGACTTTATGTTAGTACGCCACTGAGGCATACCTACCTCATTAAACATACGCTGTATAGATGTCTGCGCTGGCACCTCCCTGTAACCAAAGATGCGTCCGATACCCGC